TATATATCTCTATAGGTATATATAAAATAAGCGCTGCCAAGAAGAGAGCGAACCGCACACAGAAAGAATATACACACACAGCCAAAGCAAGGAGCAGAGCAATACCACAAAGAAGAGAGAGAACACCGCCAAGAGAAGCAAGGACACAGCAACACCAAACACAACACGCCGCTGACTGTCGAATCACTTTAATACAGTTCTTCAGACGGGGAGTGTCGCCGACTCGCGCTTGTTCACGATTTCGGGAGCATTTGCGAGATTTTGCGAGTTTTCAAAATCTCTACGAAAACCGCCGTCAGCGCAGCCGAGACCGTCTAACTCTAGTCATTTGTGTAATAATGGCCAGAGATAGCACCCCACCCCCACTTACAAAACCGCGCGGGGGCTTGATTTTTCAAGGTTTTCCGGTGGCAGTCCCCATTTCATCCTTGTTCACTTCCTCCTTCCAACCATCCCAGTTTCCATCCCCTCCCCCTACTTAAAAATCGAATTTAAGATTTCAAAAGGTTCTCCGGGAGAAGCTGCTATTTATAGGCCAAATCCCCATATTCAATTATAATTTGGTTAAAATGCGGATAAGTATTCGCTCTGGTTTTGCGTTATTCGCGCCTGTCGTGCTCTCTGGCACACTTTACGCGTCTCGATGGTGTAGTTTCATCCCAGAATATCAAAATCGATTTTAAGGCCGTTCTCGTGCGTTTTAAGGCATATGATTTTTGAGTGATTTTCAGCCCGCTCTCGGATAATAGCCGGGTCAGGCTCAGCAGAGTTTCGCCTGCCGGTCGAGTCTGGTCGAGATAGCGACCGGCTTGGAGCATAAAAAAGAGGCCACCTCCGTAGAGATGACCTCTTGATATTTCATTCGGTATAATCTAATTCACCGGCAAACACATCAGGAAGAATGGCGGTAGCAATTCGTCTCCTGCATCTTGGACAACGGAACGGATCAAATCCCCACAAGCGTACCATGCCCTCCGATTCCTTCTTACACGACAACGATGCGAGTGTGAACCCACAGTGTTCGCATACCGGCTTGAACTTCATGGTAGTTGTATCTGACTCTTCGCCGAGGAAGGTTCCTTCAAGCAAATCCGTCGAGTGGTCAACCTCCGCAAACCGCACCAGTTCGGCCATTGCGTCGTAGGCTTCGCAAGAAGTATCGAAGAGCATACCTCCCATCACCCCGTTTGTGTCGTCTGTGCACAAGAGGCACTCGCCCCAACCATCGTGGTGGATGCCGTAGCTCAAACCGCTCCACGGGTCTGATTCGTATGCACAGCCGAGCTCACCATGATAGTTTCCCTCGTCATCATGCACGCCGATGTGCAGCTTCTCCTCGCCGCAGAACGGACACCTATACATCTTCGGCATCCCGTTGAGAGCACACACAACGCCGTAACAGTACACCTCTCCCTCCTCCATGATCTTGAACTCTGCGTGTGGTAGCTCAGTCTCGTATGCCCATGAGCAGTCTCTTCCTTCGGGGCACCACACTGCTTTGATGGGCAGAGAACGTCCTTCTCCACGCTTGAGCACACCGCCCTCGAAACAGTCGCACTCTCCGTCTATTGCGCCCCTCAACTCTGCGAGGTCGTCGGATGCGCCGAACACGACGAGGAAATCCAGATTTTCTGCGAGGATTGCTTCATCTTCTGTTATCTCATTACCATACTGCCGCCCATCCAGTTTCGCGGCAAATTCTTCAACTGTCATTCTTTGACCTCCTGACCAAGCCATATTTCCCAGCACTTCGTGCAGTCATCATGCGAGTCCTCGCAAGCGCTGTTTGGCGCACACAGACCGAGCTCGCTATCCAGCCATTCGCTGAGTTCTGCATCTGACATATTGTGCAGTCTGTCTCGGTTCGTCATTTCTTGTCCACCTCGTCTATAAAGGTCGCCGCTTCATCTGCGACGTGCAGGAAGAACGCCAGCGGATTGCGTCGGAAAGTATCTCCTGCGGCTCTGGCTTCACCCTCCTGCCATGAACTCATGTGATAGCGGATTGCGGTCGCTTCGTCTACTGACAGAGACATGAACTGCTGGAGAATGAAAACGCTCTTTTCTCCGTGGCCGAAAATGAACTTCTCGTCAATATCGTAAGCCTGTACTGTCTCCCAAATGAAATCTCCACCCGCGTCGTGCTTCACTGTCCACTTCTCCGCAGCGGCAACCTTTTCAGGATCGTATGTTTTCTGGTTGCGGCAGTTCGGCTTGTACATGTTGGCCTTGCAGAGATCATGGAAAAGCGCGACTATTGCGATGGTTTCTTCGGTATATGGGCAGCTATCGCCATATTCCTCGCGCAGAAATCTGCACAGTCTATCATACACATTCAAACTGTGTTCGCACAGTCCGCCAGGTACTGCGAGGTGATGGCGCGAACTCGCCGGGGCTTCAAAGAAGTCCGAGTGCAGGTCAAGCCACGCTATCAGACCGGTCGTGTTGTCGCGTGTGATGTTTTCCGTGACGATATTGACAAATTCTTCCTTGTTTCTCTCGATGTTAATCATTTTACTTTACTCCCTCTTCAGTACAGTTGCCGGTTTCGCATAGATAGTGTTCCTACCTGGCGTTATCCCAATTTCTCGTAATTCCTTGGCCGACAACGTGTGAGTGGATGTGAACACGATAGTCGCTGTCGTCCGATTCAGGCAAGCGACACATTCACATACGTGCTGACCGCTCGATTCATTTACCCTAAACGGGCAGTTGCTGGCGTAGCACTCCATTATTCAACCTCTTTCAACCAGAACTCACGGCGGCAATTATTGCAGTCTTTGGTGCCGCATTGCGAGCACTGGCCGTTTTCGTCTCTAAAGCTTGCGACGAAACGCCTAGGGCAAATATCCACAAATCCATCATCAGTCATCAGAACTTCCGGCCATTGTTTTAAAAATTCGCTCTGTCTGGTTTTTGGTGGGTGTGCCTCAAGCCACTTCTCAACGATGACAACCGCCTCTTTCGGGCTTTCCTGACACCATACTGCGCACGACGCATTTTTGCTAAGTGGGCAGCCATCGCACCGATAATAAGCCTTGCACATCTGATTCTTTGCTTTCAAAAATTCAACTGCGTCCATTATTTACCCTCCATTTCCCGCCGCAGCGCTGCCCCCATCTTTACCATCTCTTCCAGCGTTGGAGCATGTTTGCACACGAAACTGCTATGGAAGAAACAGTTTGCGCACAAGACCCCTCCCATAAACACCCAGCACCGATTACTCAACGCTCGGCAGTCCTCCTTGAGGTTGGCATTTTCTTCTTCCAGAGAGTCCACCTTTTCCCGATACTGCTTTTTCAGCTTGGACAGCTCCGCCTTGAGCCTTTTATTTTCCTCGGTCGCGTCCGAGGACATTTTGTTGCGAAATTCATTTAAGTCCATTTGTTTGCCTTTCTCCGCAGCTGCAAAAATCATTCGGGAACACCACAGAACCTTTGCTGCTACATATCAAGCAGTAAGAACTGTAGCTACCTTCATAGCTGAATAGCTTCTTGCTGTATTTGCAGTCCTTGCAGCGGGTCACTTCCACGACATCAGCCGCAGGTACAGTACATATAGGGTAGGATTCTTTATCGCAGTGTTCATTGTGGCTATGGCAACGATTCTTGCAGTAATCTTCCTTGTCTATGCACTCAGTCATTGCTTCTCCTCCATTCTGAGCATCCGCCGTTATTCTTCCATACGCAGCGGTCACATTTGCCGTAGCACTTCTTATGTTTCATCAAAGTCGTCATCCACATGTCCAAAATAGCCGAGGCCGAGTTTGTCTCGGATATAATCCGCAGCGTACATAACGCCGACGCAAAAATAAAAGCCATTTAATCCAGTTTCAGTTGTACTATTGTCTTTGGCAAGCGAGTTGAGAATTTTCTTCATTTTCTTCTTCGTGATAAGTCCGAACATTCTTACCTCCTATTCTTCGCTCTTTTTCGCTCCGAGCGAGCAAAAATCATTACACCTTGTTGTGACAGTTCCGAATCGTTCACACTTGCCGTAGTCTCGGTTGACCTGTGTATGTCTTTGCCAAAACTGGCAGTCTTTGCATCGAACCACTGGAACTGCGTCAACGGTAGGCGCAGAAAACAAGTCATCAACTTTCAGAAACCACTCACTTTTAGGGAAACATCCAAATTCAGTCTGAAAGCTGTATTTCTTCTTTTTGTTGAGTCTATCCGCGTCAATCAGCCGCATTGTCATCGCCTCCCCTTCTCTGCAAAGTTTCAAAAACCTCCTGTGCTATTTCTTCGGGATATATCCCTCGCAATATACTCAGAAGCTTTTCGGACGGGATATGCGCGGTATCGCGGCGCGTCATTCCGCCACTGCGGTTTTCTTTCATCGCTCATGCCTCCATTTTCCGCTCTCCAAGAGAGCAGAAATCATCCGCCAGCACCTTTTGAAGATTTCTGCCCCAAATCAAGCAGCGAAGACCGCCTTCATATTCCTTGCTGTGCTCGCAGTCCTTGCACCTCACCACTTTCACAGCATCCACTGCTGGGATTTTCTCTAATGCTTCAGTGGCAAGCCATGCACATCGTACTGCTTTCATAGCCACTCCACGTTCTATGAGATCACCCATTCCCATTAGGCATCACCTCGTCTTTTTTCGGGCACAGCACAAACGAGAAATTCTCGTCGCAAGCATCACACTGCATCTGAAGCAGGTCGCACGTACACAGCAGATCATCAATGCTCATGTCTTTTACATGGAAATGTTGGCATTTCTTATCCCAGCAGTCTTTCGGAAATCTATCGTTCATCAGATATATCATCCCTTTCTCTCGGAAACGCTATGATCGCACCTTCGTACAATTTGCTCCTGTCAACTTCGCAACTGTCAAGGAGTATTTCCCGAAGCCTTCCACGTACAATAGCTACGCTGGCGGCTATCACGTCGTCGGGAATATCAAGTGTTATTTTCATTTCTGTTCCCCGTCACCACCCGTAAAAGAGTACGGTTTTGGTTTCCCAGTCTATGGCCTTATACAGCCTGACCAACTCGAAAATCTGGTGTTCGTACTGCCATGAGTCGCTTATAGATTCATGAGTTTCATCAAGGTCAATAGCGCCGAACAGTTCCCACCATTTAAGTTTTTCGTGGATAAATTCGCGTACTTTGTCTATGCTCTTGATGTCCTCACGCGCTATGTAAAAACCTCCCGGTAAAAGCTGCACCCCGCCGTCCACAAGCAAGTCCTTATACGATTCTATGATTTTGCGCTTGTATATCTCGATAGCTTCAAGCACACCGGGCTTACCAACGACATACGGATCATAGTCCGAAACGTCCTCCTGAACTTCTTTGTCTGTAAACAACGGTTCGCCTTTGCTATAAATCCGGTCTGCCGTATCGTCCCAATACAATTTCCCGAACTCAAAGATTCTCTTTTTGTCAAGAAATTTCTCGTCGTTAAAGTAGAACCATCCGTCCTCGACTTCCACGCCCTCTGATTTTGCATAGTCGCAAAGCTCGTTCAAGGTCATGTTCTTGACCGCTTCGCACTTGCTTTTATCAACAAGATAAAAATAATGCCTATATCCCATTCTTACCGTCCTTTCTAAACATCACTATCCGAACCACGTCATCGACCTGCACTTCCGTGTCCTCAAAGGGGAACTGGCCGCAATGCGGGCAGGCAATAGTGTCATGCACTTCGTCGAGACCGAGCTCGCCGCCAACCCAAAGAGGCGTGGTATCAACTATCACAGCGCCGTTATCCTTTTCCACAAAGGAATGTTTTGTGATCGTGTTTCCACCGTCAAAATTCTCCATCACAAGCTCTATTGCAGTGAGCTCACGACCGCACTTTTCACACTTCATTTTCTTTGCTCTCCCATCTGCCCCCACAAATCCTTCAACGCAAGTTCCCTCAAGAATTTGTCCGAATATGCCGGACATCTGTTTTGGGGTTCGACCCACTGTGAGAAGCGTGTGCATCTGATTTTGTCATCGATTTTTCTTTTTGGGTTAGCGTACTCGCAGTATTGACACTGCACTTTATACGTCATCGTGTTCGCGCATCCAGTCATCATTTGCTGCACCCGACCTTTTGCCCTTTTGGCGAATCAGGCAGCGGCATCCAATGCGAGACGAACTTATTGAGCGCCCAGCCTTTTGAGATTTGAATTTCACAATCCGAACCCGCCATATCCGGGAAATATGCCAGAACACGCTCATCCTCCTCCGGCAGCCTTTCATAGACACTTATCCATTCTAAGTCGGTGTCAGCAACTGGCGCAGTCTTTATGCGACTGATAACCTTATTCGCACCGACAATTTCGGCGTTCGGTGTCTGGCCGCTGAACACAACATTTTCTTCTATGTCCTTGAGAAGAGCATCTCGATAAATGCAGTCACTCGTCATCTTCTACCTCCGCTATCCACATCCTTATTTCTTCCTCTGCCGCGTCCAATGCCTCGTCCAGCGTCCGTCCTCTCCATTCATAATGCCGAGCGGGACCGAGCACGTAGCAGTGAAGCTTGATTACATACCAGTTGGGCGCATCCTCTTCGCTTCTATCCATTTCAAAGTAGTCTGGGAACTCAATCACCAGTTCCATGAGACCTTCATACGACTTGCAGGGACAGTCGATTTCAAGCGCTTTCTTTATTCCCGCCATAACTTTCCGACGTAGCGCAAGGAATCTTGCGTAAGCTTTCTCCATCGTCACTCACCTCCGCCCCAATTTTAGCCACAAGGCATCCGCGATTGAGAATAGCGCCCATGTTATGAAAAATTCGGTTTCAAGTTTTTCCTCATTCATGTAATACCAAATTGCCACTAAGAAATACAAAAGACTCATTCTCTCTCCTTATTCGTCAAGCCCAAGACTCACAAACAGTCTCTTGGCTTCCTCGTCATACGCCTTATAATCCGGGTACTTGTCCAAAATATCAGCGTACTTACACCGCTTCTGTCCGCCGCATGCCTTGCGGTCTTTGCAATATACGCAGCCATACTTCTTCTGTGAGTCCGGATTAACACCTACATACCCCTCCGAGCTGCCCAAGCCCTCGCGCGAGCCTTTTCGCACCTTGGTACAGCCGCAGTTTCTGACTCGTCCCGTGCGGATATCATATCCACGGCGGACAAAGGTTTTCCCGCATATCCGGCAGCGGCAGTTGAAATACGCACCCAAAGACCCACCGGAACGCTTTTCGTTGTAACTCAGGACTTCTATGTCGTGGAATGTCTGCCCTGATATATCAATGATTTTCATGTTGTCTCCTCTATTGTCTCAAGCAAAGCAATCAGCCCGAAGAACGACCGCGGGTTTATCCCGGTCTTTTCCTTTGCCGCTGTCAAATGAAATTCCACTGTGGAGTTGTTCATGTTCAGCGCTCTGGCCGTAGCTGTGGCGTTCATATTGTTTTCGGCATAAGTGCAAATTACGCGCTTGCACTTCTCGGTTAATGGCCGTTGGCTTTTGTCCATTCGGCTTCCCTCCCCTCTGCATAATGCGAATATTTATTCATCCGGTAGAAATTCCGCGGGGCATATCATATTTGTCTCTATCAGGAACGCCAATTTGAACTGTGATACTGTAAATATTCCCTCTTTCACAAGAAATTCTACGCCGTGTTTCAGCTCTTCTCCATCAATCACGGTTCCTTGCGGATAGGAGACATACTGCACGACAAAGCGCTTTACCGCTTCAAATTGTTCGCTCGAAGCCCACACGGTAATCCCTCACCTCCGACATGTCTACGACGCTCAACCTTGCTTGACAATGAAAAGCACCAGAATCGTCCTTCCGAAATCTCCACTCTATAAAACGGCCAAATTCCTCGGATGCAACAATCTTTTCTATAAAATCCTGCTTGCCGAACTCCTTTATAATATCTTCACCGAAGGTTTCCATCTGTGCGCGTGAATATATCCTTGAAGCTACGAAAGTTTCAGGACGCAAATTGATCTGAACAACTTTAGGCGGCGGCAGTTGCTCTGTATACCCGCCCAGTTTGCGTATGATCCAGCTCTTAAATTTGTTCATCATTCATTCTCCCTTCCATCACGAAAAGACTTTGCTGTGCGGTATATTCGTTGAAGCGCTCTTCTTGAAGCTTGAAATACGTTGGGTCTATTTCGCAGCCCACGAAATCAAGTCCTGCGTCATAGGCCGCGATTCGGCTGCTCCCGCTTCCGAGATGCGTGTCGAGGATTCGGTCTCCGGCGTACGCGTAGTTTTTGAAAATCCACTTATAGAGTGCTATCGGCTTCTGGGTTGGATGGTAGCGCTTCTCGTTCAGTTTTTTGTTACCCTGCATGGTAGCGCCCTCTTCAATGCTCTTGCCCTGCAGCATTCCGTTCCACATAAAGCGGAATATCCTGACGCTGGTGAAGAGGTCTGTAGCGGCCAGTTCGCAGTCAGAGAAACTACTTGAGGAATTGCACTTGTCCCACACGATTCGTCCCGGCGCAAAGTGGTAATCAAAGTAATTGCATCCCCACACTATGTAATGCTTGGCTACTCGCTGAAGCTCTGCAAAATACTCGACGCCGGGTATATCCCACTGTGGGGATATGGGATAATCTCGATGAACACCGATTTTGCTGACTCGGCTGCCGTAATAGCCGCGCCTTTCCGGCCCTGAGAAATACGGCGGATCCACAACTGCGAGGTCGAACTCCTTGTCAGGTACTCTGCGCATGTATTCCATGCAGTCGCAGTTGACTACTATGCTTTCGCTCATTTCATCACTCCCTTACACTTCATCTCCCCATGCGTCCCAGCCGGGGAATCGTTCTCTCGCAAATATCTCTATGCGCGGCTCATAGCTCACCACTTCTATCATGCTACGCATTTCTTTGGGCTTGCGGCTGTGCACCGTTTTGGGTGCATTGAATCCCGTTTTTCCCTGACAGCGTTTACCTTCGGGAGAAACTTTGTAAGGCAAGCGCTTCTTCGTCGTTGCAAATATGCAATGTTCAGTCAGTCCTCTGTAATACTGTCCCAAGCCCTGCTGATTCTTCATCCACGTTATCGTTGTCACATACTCGAATCCCCACGCCCTTATGCAATCAATTGCAGCGGGTAGATAATTATTGGTAGCCCAGCAGTACAGGTGGCACCCGTCAGGGGCTGCGAGCTGCATGACCGGGAGCGCCTTGATCTCGGCAACAGACATCAAACTGTAGTGCTTGTCCGCTCCGCGCTTGATTTTGCCGCCCCCCCGCTCCGGCCACGGCGGGTCTATGTAGATTGTGCGGTATTTGCCGCTTGGAAAGTCGCTCATACGCCCTCCTTGATTTTGAAAAACTGACAGCCGCGGCCTTTATTGCAGTCGTTGGCACAGAACCGGCATGGATTCGCATCGAGCACCAACAGTTTGATGATTCGGCACAGCCGTTCTATCTCGCGTCTCTGGTTCTGAATCAAAAGGTCTTTTGGCGTCATAATGCCGCGCCTCCCTCCCACTGCGCAACCAACTCACGTAAGGTATCGACCACGAGTTTTGTAGTGGCAAATATCAGACTGTACACGCCGCTCTCGTTGATGAGGGTGGGCTTCTGCTCTCTACCCATGGGGTCGCGAAACGCGACCCCATATCTTTTGTCTGTTTCGTCAACGTGCTTTGCGAGCGCATCCTTAGTGTTTTTGTATCCGAGAGCTTCGGCAACGTCCTTGCCCACGAACCAGATAACGCCGTCGAGCACAACCGTTCTGATCTTGCCAAACCTCTCGTTATTAAAAACTGTTAAGTCATTCATTTTAATGTCCACCTTTCCAAAGCGTCACGATTCCATATCTGGGCTGCTTTCCTCTTCCTCTTGTACCAAGGCCGTTGTGCGCCAGCGTCACAAACCGGGCAGATGTACCTATAACGATTTTTGTGGAACTGCAGCATAGGACTGGCTTCTTCTCCACAATCACACACCAAGAAAATGATATTCATACACCCCCGCCTATTCATCATCAGAACACTTGTCAATCGTCACAACACGTATGATGCCCGCATTGGAGATCATCCTGCGGCAGATGGGGCAAGGCTCCGGGGCTTCGAGAGGTTCCCATATAACATGTGTTATCTCTCCGCCGCGCCCCAGTGCCATCCGCGCCCACTCTCCGTGCAGATACATCGTCGCGCCAAGCATTTCGCTTCTGGAAGCCGATATAATAGCGTTCTGCTCCGCGTGGACACTATGGCAATCGGAGTAGTCCCCGCTATTGCTGGGCTTGTCCAGACGCTTACAGAAACCTATATCACAGCAATTTGGCTCGCCGCGCACAGAGCCATTGTAGCCCGTGGCGATTATCTCGTCGTTCTTCACGATGACTGCGCCATACCGGCGTTTGAGGCAGGTGCTCCTCTGCGATACGGCTTGAGCTATTTCAAGGTAGTAGGCATCTTTTGAGATCCGTTTCATTCTGCATCCTCCACGTAACACCAGCTTTGCGGGGCACGCGTCAAATAGCGCTCCTTATTGACATACCACGTATACGGCTGAATTTTTTCAAGGACAAGCGGCTTGACAAATGAGATCAGTTCTCGCGGTACATCATAAATTTTGAGATTGGAAATGTGCCAGCAGTACAGCTGCGGCACTTTTGCCCCATACGAGTTCAACTGGTCCTTTGGCAAGCACGCCGCAGCCACATCGTTAATTTCGCTTGCAATATCATCATTACCCCATTCATTGAGCGACAAGTAACAATAATCGAAATTCTCAGGACACCCACGCTTCCAAATTTTGTCGATTCGGTCGCACACAAACTCGCCAATGGCTTTGCCGTTCCCGCATTTATCAAATGCGTTATGGCTGTGATCGTCCGCATAGGAATACCTCGGGCCTGTCCAAAATTGCTTCTTAGCGTCCTTCGTGCAGTAGATGTAGCACTTAAACGGCGTTTCCAACTTCGGGCGCGTTTTCCGCACCTCGATAGTTTTCTCGCGGTTAACGATTTTCTCACACCACTCCGGGCGTATGCTGATTAAAACTGCTTTCATAAAACTCCTCCCTACACTGCTACGGCAGACGCCAACTCGGACATTGTTGTAAACGCCTTGCGGTTCCACTCCGGCAGATTTGCCATTACAACTGCTGTTGCCATCGGCGGACACACGGCGTTGCCGCAGCGCGCGACCTGCTGTGATTTCGGATAGTCGTTTCCTTTATAGTCCTTGTCGATTATGTAGTCCGGAGGGAAACCCATTGCGGCGTACAACTCACGCGGGGTCAGCATACGAAGCCCAATGTCGGAAATGAAGTACCATGCGTCTCGGATATTAAGCAAAAGGACTTCATCTTCAGAAAGACTGTACCCACAATGTTTGTTGAGAAGTGCTCGAATTTCCGGCCAGTATTTCAGATCTGCATCGGGTGTATATTGCACTACCCTTGTCTGCACTTCCGCAAATTCTCCGATAGAAGCTGTAATAGTGCGGAGAGGTCGGTCTACGCCTTGACCTTTATCTTGCCCCTTAAACTCCGCGACGTGTACCGCTGTCAGGGCTTCGCGATCCCGTGATGTCACCGTGTGCATCGGAACTCTTACGTCAAGAGGACGCCCAGTGCTGAAATACTCGACAAGGTGCGCTGTTGTCAGACCGTATCTGTTGGAAGCGTCTACTGTTGGAAGTGGAGTCGCTACGCCGTTCGCCCGTACTTTCTCACTTTGCTCGGTATGGTACTGAATAAGAGACGGGGAAACGAGCATCTGATTTTCTGCGGTAGTTACTGTATGTACCGGCTCCGCGGCAGAGCCGCCAACGCTGTTTGTTGTATTGGATACTGTTATGGGTGTCAGTAACGGCCTACACAGGTTTTCCTTCCCCGTTGCTACCACAGTCGGAACAGGAGCTTCAATGTCATGTACCCGTGGTGCCTGTCCTTTGCGCTCGCCATAGCCTGTCGGCACAATAAATGGCTTGCCGCTTTTAATCGTGAACTTATCAACTCCACGTATCACCCGGCGCATGGTGTTGTCCGCCAAAGGTCTGACAGCTTTTGCACCATATTGTTCTTGTATCTCTGTCTTGGTCGCGAATACAGACGGGCAAGGAAGCGACCAGTCTATGATTTCCGCCGCCGATCTCCACGGTTTGTACTTGCCGCTCTTCACTTCTGCATTGTCCGCGGGTGCATGTGTGCGTTCAGGCCACACAATAGGCCGTCCATCGCATCGGGCTATCAACACGAACCTTTTTCTGCTCGTGGGCGCGCCATAGTCCGCGGCAATCAAAATCCGAAACTCAACAGTATATCCAAGGTCTTTCAGTTGGCCGAGCCACTTCTGAAAAGTGCGACCAGTTTTTTTCTTCACCGGCTTGCCTTTCCTTACCGGCCCCCATGTTTGAAACTCTTCAACGTTTTCGAGTATGATAACGCGCGGCTTAACGGTTCCAGCCCAGCGGAGGACTATCCACGCAAGTCCGCGGATGTTGCGGTCAACGAGCGCCGCGCCCTTCGCCTTGCTGAAGTGCTTGCAATCCGGGGAAAACCACGCCAGCCCCACAGGGCGTCCGGCACATACCTTTTCTGGGTCTACATCCCAAACGGAAGCTTGCAGATGCTCGGTATATGGATGATTAGTCTTGTGCATCAGGATTGCGGCAGGATCATGGTTAATGGCTATTGTAACCGGACGGCCTGTCGCAAGCTCTATCCCGGTGGAAGCTCCGCCTCCCCCTGCAAAGTTGTCCACTATAATTTCATCAAGCATGGACATTTGTGCTCTATTCATTTCGATATCAGTTCCTCCTTCACACCAGTGCGAGCGCGTCTGGCTCTTTGGTGTTGGGATGGTAGCACCCGTGTCAAGCGCAAATGAACCTGATGGCGCGGAAATGCGGCATTGATTTATGCAAGTGTCACAAAATTTCAAACTTAATAAGCGCAGAAAAGCAGCCCTTTCAAAATGAAAAGGCTGCTTTTTTCGTATACTTATACAAATTTTGAGGTTTTGAAACTTCTCAATCCCCAAAACGCGCTTGACATACCGTGTATCATCCTTGCACCGAAAAAGAAAGGGGCGATGCCTATGCAGGAGGCCGAGCTTAAAGCCGCGGCAGTCGGCATACTCACATATCTGGCGATAACGAACGAGGAGACCACTCGGCACAGCGGAGAGGACGGTGAAATCATGGAGTTTGACGCGACATATGATCCAGCCACGTTCAAACTGGCGATGCGGTATCTCGCGCGGATGGACATGGAAGAAACGGAGGTGAGGCTCAGTGGACATTGACAGTATTGTTGCGATTATGAAAGGAATCGGAATCATGATATTAGCGATTGCGTGCTGCGTGCAGGCAATACGCTTTCTTTTCAAAATATGTGACTGGATCGATTATGTGGAGAAAAAGGCAAATCACAAGTACATTCAGTGTTCCCCGAAAATACTTGAGATAATGTTGACCACTCTTCAATACAAAATTTATCCAATAACTACAACGTTCATAGGCTGGGCTGGCTTAGAGAAAAAGGAATATTACGGTATAGAATGGATTCAGCAAGACTCCTATGGTAGGGAAAACTCCATTCTCATATATGGACGAACTCGGCGTGAACAAGAGAAGATGAACTCCATCGTTATGAAAGCCTTGCAGAAGAAGCGAACCGCGAATGTGAACAAGAAAGTGCTCGCCAACGATGCAACTATTGAAGCGGCAAATCAAATTAAAGACGACATCCAACGTATCGTCGGCGAAAATCTCCGCGCCGCGCAGGAGGCCGCAAGGAAAAATCAAGAGATTATGGAACGCCTATCTGGAACAAGCGCTTCCCGTGGAGGCGCACCATGAACAACAGGGATGATGCCGAGCGGCTTTACCTTGAAAATGAAAAACTCATTTATGGCGCTTTGCATAAATATTTCCCGGCGCTCGCGTCTGATGAGGACATTCAGCAGATCGCGGGGATCGGTCTCTGGAAAGCCTGTTTGAACTACGATGCGGATAAGTCGTGCTTCTCAACTGCCGCGTATAAATTCATCAAGACCGAAGTGCTGCAGGAACTACGAAAAAGGCGACGCCGAGGCAAAATCACAACAATACCTTTCACTGCATTGGTGTGCGATTTGACCACCGAGGGTAAAGAAGAGTTGGATATCCTTGCCATTAGTCCGAGTCTTGATGACATCGACTGGTGCGACGCAGAAACGTTTTGGGCATCATTGACCGAACGCCAGCAGTTCATCGTCAAGGCGCGTATATCTGGGCTGATTGATGAGGAAATCGCCGCCGCACTGGGTTTGTCTCGCACATTGATTATCCATGAAAAGAAAAACATTCGGCGAATAGCCGAGGAAACATTATGAATGGAGGTGGCTAAAGATGCCACTACTTAACTACACCACGAAAGTGGATGTCTATACCACGATAGGTGCTATACAGGGGCAGCTTGTAAAGCACGGAGCAAAGAAGATCATGCAGGAATATGACGATGCCGGTCGCATAACGGCTCTTTCCTTTCAGATAGACACTCCCAACGGGTTACGGGCCATAAAACTCCCAGCTAATGCCGAGCCTGTTAGGCGTGTACTCGCGAAGCAGAAAGTCAAATGTGATGTTGAACAGTCTGAACGAGTTGCGTGGCGCATTATCAAAGACTGGGTAGAAGCCCAAATGGCGATTCTTGAAAGTGAGATGGTGCAGATGGACGAAATCTTTTTGCCGTACATGCTCAACAGTAAGGGTCAGACGGTTTTTGAAGCGTATCAGAGCCAGCAGTTATGGCTTGGAGATGGAGGAGAAAAATGAAGCCAATAGCCTACATAGCCGGTAAAATCACCGGTGATCCAACTTACCGTGAAAAGTTTGCCCATGCGCAGGAAGTCCTTGAACGCCGCGGCTACATTGTTCTCAATCCCGCACTTTTGCCCGAGGGCATGAAGTCCAGGGACTACATGCGGATCTGTATGCCTATGCTCGACACTGCCGATGTTGTTTTCTTTCTGCCCGCATGGCCGAACAGCAAGGGTGCACAGCTTGAGAAGCAGTATTGCGCCTACGTTCATAAACCGGGCTATATATTTGAGGAGGACGTCACGTGAGCTATACAAGCCTCTGGGTAATAGATAAGAATTGGAGCGGCACAGAACACTGCAAATATCCCAACTCATGGCTGATGCCGCCCGTTGTTTGGGATGTTCTCATGCAGAAATATATTGGCACCAACGAACGCAACGGGGTTGATTCCTATCTTGTATGGGTATGCGCCTGTTCCGACAAAGTACGCAACGAGCGCTGGGCGCTTCTCAACGGCAGGATCAACAACACTGAGAATCAGACCGACAGAATAATATGGGAGCTTGCGGGTCTCAGCGTTTTCAGCTCCAAGGATAAAGAGTTTGTGGCAAACTGTATAGATGACTTTGTGAGAGAGAATCAAATCATCAATATTCAACTGCAAACACCGCCGGTCATTCAGCGCTTTTTCGCCATTGCTAACGATATTCGTAGCCTCCCTCGGAACGTCAAATACTTCGTTATCCACCCCAACAGCGTTGATGATTCCGTCGAGTGGTGGTTTCACCATAAACGCCTGTGCTCATGGGACAAGTTCGTTTGTGAGTTCACCCTGATAGAGGATAATAAGGTCGTCGGCTTTTCGACAAACCTTGAGATGTGTAAAGGAGACAACTGATGGAACGATTAACTTTTGACGGCAACTTCTGCGATATAGCACAGTGCCGAACGATACCGTGCCCCTATAACAATTCCTGCACCCAGAAACAGGTATGGGAACGCCTTAAAATGTATGAGGATAAAAGTCCGTATACATTAGAGATTCCTATGCAGCTCCCCAAATTGCTTAAAGCGCCCAACCGCCTTGTGTACATCGCAAGTCCACTCGATAAACATGTATACACTGCAACCCTTGAAAGTGCGTACCTTGACCGCTATTGCCGCTTGTGCATAAAGATTCGCTGGACAGAGGCGGAGGATGAAAAAGTAAACATCAGTTCTATTCGCGCTGACGCTTTCTGCCGCATCGCATTTTTCACAAAAGAAGAAGCTGAAAATGAGCTCAGAAAAGGGGCGGACGAGGATGCTTAACAAAATGATTGACAAGGCATTGGAAAAGCGTGGCTTTATCCTGGTTGATGAAAATGACCGTTGTGCGGAATACGAGTATCACAACAAGCAGAAGGGGTTTCGCCAGACTATCTCCATCTTCCGCAGTTCGTATGGCACACCATCGGTTCAGAGTTACCAGATTGTAGAAGAGTTCTTCAGAGACAACGTTTGCGTCCATGCTATCTGTAGTATTCCGGTTTATATCCTTCCCCTGCTCTGGCTTAAAGCCAAAGTGCTCGCTCACAAGTATGGGTGGGAGAACCGGAAATGGGTAGGCCCTTCGGACAAAACAAAAAAAGAATTAAAGCGAATAAAGAGAGAAAGGAAGCATAACAGATGACTAAATCAGATCGCGCCGCGCTTATAGGCGGCTTGGCAGAAAGTCTGAAAGAGAGCGTTTCAGATTACGAGGATGCAGAAACGAGGGCTAATTGGAAACCCATGGGCGGACAAGCCGTGACATTAGAGAACTCCTGCACTTCTATCGTCCGCAAGTGCAGGACGCTACGTGCTGAATTGAATGTGCTCATTCACGAGATGAAAGGCTGAAAAAGATGAATCACGGAATTGGGAACGTAGTGAGGGTTAACGACTTGATGTACAAAGGGTGTGAGCATCATTGGAAATGCGTAAAATGCGGGGACTGTGCACCATTCCACTGTTTTTCAAAGAAAGAGTTCGCCGAGCTCAAGTGCAAGCATAGCGTAAGCCATTCATTCAATCGACAGGAGGATAACCATTATGGCTGAATTAAAACCGTGCCCGTTCTGCGGCGGTGAAGTCGAAGAACGTGGGGGTTCTTGCAATTACGGGAAACACACTATAACGCTTGACATTAAATGTGGAGAGTGCGGGACAATTTTCAAGTTCAAAAGCAACTGGAAACTTAATCCGATTCCGGAAGCTCTTGAAGCATGGAACAGGAGGAAAGCTAACAAGTGAAATATCAAATCGACCAAGTCATAAAACTCGGCAACGCGAGCATTTGTGGCACATGCCTTCATCGTGCGGTTTGCCGTGCGATTGAAAACCAACCGTGCGTCGAGTGCAGTCAGTATGTTCCAGCTCCAACCACTACAACTAAATTAAAGCATTGCCCATACTGTGGCAAAGGAGCATTTGAAATGCGCTCTGGAAACAGCTACAGGATATGTTGCAAAAATCCCGACTGCCCAGCCGAGCCAAGGACTCACTGGTACTTCAATCTGCAGGAAGCTCGCAACGCTTGGAACAGGAGGTCATCAGATGCAGACAGCTGAACTTGAAATTATCATTCCCATTTACAATCGCGGGGAAGCCATAATCCCCACGCTTCAAAGTCTGCTGTTGCAGACCAAAGATGAATTTTTCGTCACATTCGTATTTGACGGGGCAGATGCCGTGGCGAACGCGACCATCAACCGTCATTACGGCGATCGTCCGTATAATATCTATTCCATGCCGCATAGAGGCGTTGGCGCGACGAGGAATACAGGACTGATAACTTCGGATTCACCTTACGTTATGTTCCTCGATGCCGACGATTTGCTATTGCCAAACGCCGTAGGAACGATTCTGAACGCCATCGGTCACGGCTTTGACATGATGGTAGGCAAGACCATGCGTGAAGCCGAAAACGGCAATTTTGAGGTCGTAGGTGGCGCACAGATGACATGGATCCATGGACGCGTGTATTCAAAGGAGTTCCTGACAAAGTACGACATCCACTTTCCGGACCTGCCTATGTGCGAGGATTTGGCGTTCAACATGATTTGCGCTGAGTTTGCCCAGCGCGTTTCTGAGACGCAATGGCCGATACATATCCAGCGGTATACCCCCGGCTCGCTGTCGCACGCAGAGGGTTCTCTGCGGCTCCAAGCTGAGACATACATTGAGGCTTGCACATTCTACATTGAAAGCGCAGCCAGATTCAGGTCACTGGACAAGCTCATGATACTACCCGCCGCGCTTGCTGCATGCTATTATTACCTCGATTCTGTGGAGCGAGAATTTCCGAGAGATACCGAGCTATATCACAAAATGTGCAAGCAGTTTTCAGACTTGATAGACATCAGCGATTTCCATGCGCTCAACTCAATACCCGAATGGCAAAGCCGCTTTGCAATGGCTTTGGCTACACCCGCAAGACCGTTCAAGAAAACCTATATACCGGCGCTGACATTTGAGCAGCGAATAACAAATGCAAAATTGGAGGCTTTGAAATGAAAATCACAAAAGAAATCGTATACGCCCTTGAGCACGAAAGAATAGCGGACATACTCTGTCTGATGTCCTTCGATTTCAACCAAAAGGAAAAAGAAGCTGCATTCGACATGATTTGCGGCACACATACCATGGCCATGTCAGTTCTAAAAGCAATCGAGACGGAGGAAAAGCAGAATGATACAAATCAAACTATTTGAAAGCGAGGAGTTTGGCAACATCCGAACCGCAACAATCGATGGTGTCCCGTGGTTTGTCGGGGCGGATGTGGCTATAGCCTTAGGTTACATCAATCCTCGCGACGCGCTTGCGAAACACGTTGATGCAGAGGATAGGGGTGTCGCAAAATGCGACA